AGGCCGAGCTTGCGGCGCTGAAGCAGCGGCAATCGGCACAAGACGGCTTCCTCCAAGGCGCCAACGACACACTCGTCGCGGCGCAGATTCAAAACCGCATCAAGGCGCTCACCGACGCCACCAAGGCCGGGACCGGATTCAAGGGCTGGGGCGAGACAGTCGGCAAGGAAATGGTCGGCCTGGCTGCCGTGGCCATCCTCGCCTCCACCGCGTTTTCCAAGATCGCCGCGGTCGTGAAATTCATGTTCACGACCATGAAGCCGGATTCGGTCACCAAGCTCAAGGAGGAGCTCGACAAGCTCAACACGGAGGGCGCCAATCGGCTCGACTCGCTCGCCAACGCCTACGCCAAGGCGGCGCTCGCGGCCACGGGCCACGGCGACGCCGCCGACGCGGCGGGCAAGAAACAAAAGGCCGCTAACGACGTCCTCGACGACGCGGCCAAGAAAACCGAGCACCTGGCGGTCATGGAAAAGGTCAACGCGGCGGCCGCCGCGGAGCTCGTCAAGATCAAGGAGCATGACATCGAGGTCGAGCTGCAGCTCAATCAGCAGACCGTCGACAACGCCGCGGCGCAGGACAAGCTCGGGACCGCGGTCAAGGAAGTGAACAAGGCGTATGAGGACTACGCCATTGCGCAGCAAAAGGCCGACACGCAGCTGGCCGCCTACAACGCGAACCTCGAGGTGGGCACCGCCGACCAGCGCGAGTGGAACCTGGCGCAAATGTTCAATACCACGGTCGTGAAGCGGTCGATGGAAACGACCAAGGACCAGTCGGACATGCTCAAGAAATTCAACGAGGGATTTAGCCAGTTCGTCGATTCGGTCTCGTCGGGGTCGGTGACCGTGGCGCAGGCTTTCAAGACGATGGCCGAGTTCGTCGTGGCGGCGCTGCTGAAAATGCTGGCGCAGAAATTCATCCTCGACATTTTCGCGGGGGCCTTCAACCTGAATCCGTCGACCGGCGCCCCGATCAAAAAAAGCGCGCTCGGCAACGTGTTCGAGGGCGGCCAGGTGCAGGCGTTCGCGCGCGGGGGCGTGATCTCGCGGCCAATGACGGTGCCGATGGCACTCATGGGCGAGGCGGGCCCGGAAGCCGTCATGCCGCTCACGCGCGGCGCCAACGGGGCGCTCGGCGTGCAGGCCACGAGCGCGCCGGTCAATGTCACGATCAACAACAACGCGCCGGGCGTGGACGTGAGCGCGCAGCGCAACGGCGCGGGCGACCTCGAGATCACGATCAACCGCGCGCGCGCCGCGGTCGCCGCCGACATTCGCTCGGGCGGCACCAACATTGCCAACGCGATCGAACAATCCTACGGCGTGGGGCGCGGCAACGCCGCGGCCTTCTAAGGCGCGCGCCATGGCCACCGGCGCCTCCCCCGCTCTGCAGCGCAACTATGCGTCGGCCCCCGGCGGGCAAGACATTTGGCGCACGCTCGAGCTTTCGCATTCGACCTGGTCCCAGGTTTACTACCTGACCAACGCGGCGCAGGCCTTCACGGCCACGCTCGATGGCGGCCTGGTCGTCACGTTCCAGGCCTACCCGTTCCAGCTGGTGCTGCCCACGGTCGACGGCGCGGGCAAGCAAGAGCTGCAGGTCACGCTCACCAACGCCGACCCGCTCGTGCGCCAGCTCGTGGAGACCGCGCACACGAAACCGACCGAGCGTATCCAAGCCGTCTATCGCGAGTTCCTGTCCGACGCCGTCGACGCGCCGCAGAGCCCGCCGCTGCGCCTGTCGTTCGACTCGCTCGTCATCACCCAGGAGGCGGTCACGGGCGTGGCCAACCGGTCGGACGTGCTGAATCGGCGCTTCCCGGCGATCTGGTATGACGTGCAGCACTTCCCGGGGCTGGACCGCTAGGGGTCGCAACATGGTCACAACATGAGCGCCGCGCTGCAACCGTTCATTGGCAAGGCCTACGCGCGCGGCGGGCGCGGGCCCGAGGCGTTCGACTGCTGGGGCCTGGTGCTGGCCGTGCGCGGCGCGCTCGGCCTGGTGCGCCCGCCCGACTTCGGCGCGCCGACGCTGACCGCGCAGGAGCAGGCCGCGCTCGCCGAGGCCAGCGACCTGGCGCGCGCCTGGCCCGAGGTCGACGCCGGCGCGCTGCGCGACGGCACGATCGCCTACGCCTGGTCGATGGCGCATGCGGGCGTCGTGATCGGCGGGCGCGTCGTGCACTGCGTCGACCGCTACGGCGTGGTCGCGTGGTCCTTCGGGCGCTGGACGAGCCTGTACCCGAAAACCCGGTTCTACGAATGGCACACGTAATGGCCCACGTCGTCGTCCTCACCAACCCGCTCGACACGTCGCGCCGCACGCTGCACCGCGTCGCCGCCGGCACGCCGCTGCTGGCGTGGGTCGACGAGCACGCCCCGCCCGTGGCGCAGGCCGAGCGCGCGGTCTACCTGCGCGGCGAGGCCGTCACCGATCGCGCGTACCTGGTGCGCGACGGCGACGAGGTGCTGGTCACGTTCGGCCCGGGTTGGGCTCAGGTGGGCTGGTACGTGCTGCAGGCCATCATTGCCGCGGCCATCGGCTACGTCATCAACAAGATTTTCGGGCCGACCAAGCCGAAGTCGGGCACGACGCCCTCACCCTCGCAGGTCTACGGCATCGCGCAGCCATCCAACCAGGCGCGGCTCGGCCAGCCCATCCCCGTGATCTACGGCGCGGTCATTTGCCTGCCCGACTTCGCCGCGCAGCCCTACGTCGAGTTCATCAACAACGAGCAGTACCTGCGCGCGCTGCTGTGCATCGGCCAGGGCCAACACGACGTGACCGAGGCGCTGCTCGGCGACTCGTCGGCCATGGGGCTGTCGTCGGACGTCATGAGCTGGCGCGTCTACCAGCCCACCGACCACGCCTCGACCTTCGGCGTGATTCAGAACGACACGGGCGTGCGCGAAAACTGCGCGACCTCCTCGGACGTGGCCGACCAGGAGCTCCTCGCGCCCAACGTGAACGCGCCCCTGGTGCCCTCGACCTGGTATTGGCTCTCGACGAATGTCTACCAGACGACCAGCCCGCCCGGGGGCGCCTACCACCTGGAGGGCGCCGCGAGCGCGGCGCAGAAAATCGCGATCCTGCCGGCCAATCCCGCCATCGGCACGGTCGTGAGCGGCATTCTCGGCTTCAACGGCAGCACCTACACGGTTGCCACCTACCAGGCCGCGACCTACACGCAGAGCCAGACCGTGCCGCCGCAGTCGCTCGTGCCCGCCCCGACCGTGGGCGCCGGCGCGGCGCAGTGGATCGGCCCGTTTCAGACCTGCAAGGCGGGCCAGGCCGGCGCGCTGATCGAGCTCGATTACGTGTTTGCGGGCGGCCTGTACACGATGGACTCGAGCGGCAACCTGCAAAGCCGCACCATCAGCGTCAACGTCGAAACCACCCAGATCGACGACACCGGCGCCGACATTGCCGGCACCACGGCCACGCGCGTGGAGACCTTCACCGCGGCCAACAACACGCCCCAGCGCTTTACGCGACCCTTTGCCGTGCCCTCGGCCCGCTATCGCGTGCGGCTGTCGCGCTCGACGTTTTCCGACCTCAAGGTCAACACCGCCGACGCCTGCACCTGGGCGGGCCTGAAGTTCGTCATCAATCCCCCGCCCGCCGGCGCGCTCACCTATGGCGACGTCACGCTGGTGGCGCTCACGCTCAAGGCGACCAACGGCGTGGCCGCGAGCGCGGCGGACTCGATGCGGTTTCGCACGACGCGCCGCCTGGCGCCCCTGGGCACCGGCACGCCGGTGGCGACCTCGAACCCGGCCGATGCCTTCGTGGACGTGCTCGTGGCGCGCTACGGCGGCAACCGGCCGCTGACGGCCGACGAGATCGACCTCGTCGAGCTTGCGAATTCGCGCACGCTGTGGGCGGGCGTCAATGGGTTCAATGCCGTCTTCGACCAGCCCTCGACGGTCTGGGAGGCACTCGGCCTGACGGTGCAGTGCGTCAACGCGGCGCCCATGCCGCTCGGTTCGCGGATGACGGTCATCCACGACGGGCCGCAGCCCGTGCAAACCCAGGTGTTCATGGACGGCAACATCGCCAGCGGCTCGCTCACCGTGACGGACGCTTTCGACGTTGACGGCACGCCGGTGGGCGTGCGCGTCGAGTACCGCGACCCGCGCACGTTCTCCGAGGCCGCCTGGCTGCAGCCGCCCGACGCGCCCGACTACACCACCATTTCTCTGTTCGGCTGCACGGACGTGACCGTGGCCCAGCAACAGGCGACGCTCGCGGCCAACAAGCGCCAATTGCAGCGCCAGTCGATCCAGTTCACGACCGAGCTCGAGGGGCTGTCATGCCTGCCGGGTGACCGCATCGGCGTGCAGTCCCTCATGATGGGTTGGGCCCAAGGCGCGCGCGTGGTCGCGGTCGCGGGCCTGGTCGTGCAGCTCGACCGACCCCTCGACTGGAGCGTGGGCAGTTCGTTCGCGGCCTCGCTGCGCGACCCCCAAGGCGTGCCGCACCGCGTCACGGGCGTGGTGCGCGGCGCGAGCGACCATGAGCTGGTGCTGCCGGGCGCCCCGCCTTTCGCGCTCGTCGGCGTTGGCGATACGCTCGAGCCGACGCTGATCGCGTTCGGCGCCGCCGGCGCCGAGCTCACCGACTGGACCGTGACCACGATGCAGCCCCAGGGCGACACGGTCACGATTCAGGCGATCAACTATGTGCCCACGCTGTGGGCGGGCGCCGCCGCCTACCAGCAGCCCGACTTTCAACCGCTCGAACCGGAGCCCGCCTCGTGATTGCCTACCCGGTCTCGTTCCCCTGCGCCTCGCGCGTCGAGGGCCACGGCGCGGCGCTGTCGGCGGGTCTGGTGCGCACGCCCATGGAAGCGGGCAACACGCGCCAGCGCCGCACCCAGCGCGTGCTGCCACACACGATCTCGCTCGTTTTCATGATCGATCAGCGCGAGTACGGCGCCTGGCTCGCCTGGATGAACGCCTACGCCTGGGACCAGTGGATCACGATGAACCTGCCGGGGCTGCTCGCCAGCAAGCTCGGCACGAACACCGCCGCCGTCCCGGTGCGCTTCATGACCGACCTGCAGACCGAGCTCGTCGACATTCACCGAAAATGGATCTGGCGCCTGCGTATCTCGGCCGAGTACCTGCCGCAGCCGGCCGACTTCCCGCCCGTCGACGGGATCTGGATCGTCGGCGGCAAGCCCCAGGCGCCAGCGACCGACTGGATACTCGCCGGCACGCCAGGCACCGCGGCGCCGATCTTCACCAACCCCGGCACGCCCGCGGCGCCGACGGTCATCCTCTGAAATGGAGCCACCACCATGGCCGACATGAATGCACGCACGCGGCTGCTGATCGGCACGACCGCCGACTGGGCGGCGTCTGATCTGGTCCTGGGCAGCGGCGAGCTCGTGCTCGAGCGCGCCGGCTCGCTGCTCAAGATGAAAGCCGGCGACGGCGCGACGCACTACTCGGGCCTGCCGTTTGTCACCGCGACGCCCACGATCCCGCCGCAATACCTGACGCAAGACCAGAGCGACCTGCGTTATCTGCAGCTCGCCGACGTCGTGACGGCGGCCACGCCGAACAAGGTGCCGCGCCTCGATGGCGGCGGCTTGATCCCATCGGCGATGGTCCCACTGCCGCCGGCCATTGCCGTGACCGGCGGCCCGGCCGACGCGGGCAAGCTGATCAAGACGTCCAGCGCGGGCGTGTTGGATCTGTCGTTTCTGCCGCCGATCATCGCGACCAGCGTGGGCGCCGCCGACGCGGGAAAACTCGTCAAGACAGCGAGCACCGGCGTGCTTGATCTGTCGTTTCTGCCGCCGATTATCGCGACCAGCGTGGGCGCCGCCGATGCCGGCAAGCTCGTCAAGACGTCGGCTACAGGCAAGGTCGACCCGAGCCTTATCACGGTGACGACTGGCACCTACCGCGGCACGGTCGATGCAACGGCTGCGAAGCCCGCCGGCACCTTCCTGGCCGGGGACTACTACCTCAACACGGGCACGGGCGCCGCCCATGCGTCGTGGGGATTTCCAGCCGGCACGAATGTCGCGCCGGGCCAGCAAGTCATCTTCAACGGGACGGCCTGGGACACGGTGCAGGGCGCCGCCTATCTGCCGATCTCGGGCGGCACGCTGACGGGTAACCTCGGCATGAAGGTCGCGCCGAGCGCTTGGGGAGCGAATCTAGAGGCGATCGAAGGACCATCCGGCGCGCTCGCCTTCAGTCCAACGCCGGCCGTGCTGCTTGCGCAAAACCTCTACAACAACGGCGGCGCGTGGGTTTATAAAAGCGCCGGCCCGGCGAATTTGCTCAACATCAACAACGGCGGCTATTTCTTCAATACGGCCGCGTCGGGCGCCGCAGGCGCTACGGCGACGCTGACAACAGCGCTGGCGCTCGATGCCAATGGCAATCTCGGCCTGGGCGTGACGCCGAGCGCATGGGCGGCCGGACAAAGCGCCCTGCAATTAAAGGGCGGATCGCTCTACGGAGCGAATACCAGTTTTGTATTCGGGCAAAATCTTTACTACGACGGCGGCGTTTTGCGCTATGTCAATGCGGGGGCTGCTTCGTACTATCAACAGAGTGCCGGCTCGCATTCTTGGGCCTCTGCACCTTCGGGCGCAGCAGCTGCAGGAATGACGCCAACGGTTGAAATGACGCTCAATGTCGCCGGCAATCTATTGGTGGGCGGCACGACGGACATTGGGGCGCGTATCAATGCATCAGGCGTTGGCAACACGCAGCTCGCCGTCAGCGATACGACGGGTTATGCACTGCTACGCGGCGTCAATACGGGTGGCAATCTCTACGTGGGCACGGACTCCGCGGCCGGCACGGTGAGCGGCAATGCCTACGGCGGACTTTTGATGACGGCGACGAATACGCCCCTGGCACTTGGCACGAATGGCATCGTGCGCGCGCTCCTGAGCACCGGCGGGAATCTGAACCTCTCGGGCGCGCTGCAGGCGTTGCAGCTAGCCATCATCGGCGGCGGCTCCGAGGCCATCCACCTCGCCAACAGCGCCGCCTTCATCTCGTTCTACGACACGGCCAATGCCGCCCGGTCAGGCTACCTTCAAGGAACGCCGGGCGCCGTGCAAATGATCGCCGAGACCGGCAACGCCATTATTGGAAGTAGTACAGGCTCTGTCTTATTGCAAACGGGGACCGGCCAAAACCGCATTTCGATTTCTCCGACTGGCGTTCTCTTGGACGTCACGAATGGCGCCGAGATCGGCTGGCGCAGCATGCCGCAAAACGTGCAAGGCAATGGCTATACGCTGGCAGCTAGCGATCGCGGTAAGCATGTCTTCATAACTTCAGCGGGCACCGTCAATGTGCCGTCCGGTATTTTTCACACTGGCGACGTCGTCACCGTGGTCAACGGAACGGGCCAGGCAATCACGCTGGCACAAGCCGGCTCGGCCACTTTGTTTCTTGCCGGAACAGGCTCGCAGGGGAACCGCACGATCGCAGTCCACGGGGTCGCCCCGATCCTGTGCACGTCGGCGACGGACTCGTTTTTTGTATGGGGCAACGTCACATGAAAGGCAGTTCCATGGAAGACCTCTACGCCATCAAGTTCACCCGCCCCGGCCTCGACTACGTGCGCCAGGTGCTCGGCGGACGCCCGCACGACGAGGTGCGCCCGCTGATCGACAACATCGAATTACAGAAACGCGAGCAGGACGAGGCCGAGCCGGCGCCGATGCCTGAGGAGGTCGCCGCCGCTGCCATGGAGCCCACGCCACGCGTCCGGCGCGGACGTCCTCCGATCCAGCGCGAAGAGCCCACGAACGGCGCCGGGGCGAACGGCGCGGCCTGAAACCCCACCGCAGGCGGCGCGGGCAAAAAAAAGCCCGCCGCACGCTGTCACGTGGGCGGGCTGGGGGAAACGCCGGGCCCATGCGTCGGACGCCCGGCGAGGGAGTCTCTTTCTACGCGGCGCTCGCCAGTCGGATGACCTGGCCGTGGCCGGACTTCGAGCGCGCGAGCGCGGGCGCGGGCGGCTTCATGAGGGCTTGCTGCACCTGCTCGAGCGCGGCGCGCTTGTCCTCGAGGCCCTCGAACCGGTCGTAGTGCACGAGGTCCACGGTCTTCAGGTTATGCGACTGGACCTGGTTGCGGAGCTCTTGCGCGATCTTGAGCGCGCGCATCAGGGTCGTGCAGGTCGAGCGGATGTTGCCGGGGCTGAAGTAGGCCAACGCCGGATGATCCGCCTGCAGCCGCGCGACCACGCGCTGGCAGAGCTTGCCGCAGAGCTTGCCCACGTTGTACGGGGCGCGGCCGGTGCCCTCGCGCGTGATGCCGAACACCGGCGCGCCTTGCACCAGGTCGCCGCGCTCGGCCACGATCTTGAGCGCCAGGCCGTGCAGCGGCAGCACGTGCGGGCGCGGGCCGTTGCCGCGCTTGTTGTTTTTCCAGTCGAGAATCAGGATGAGCGGATTGCCCGCCGTGTCCATGTCCAGCGTCGCCGAGGCGATCTGCGCCACGCGCTGGCCGCCGAGCAGCAAGGCCAGGAGCAACACGTCGCGATGCAGGCCCGCCGGCTCGTCGAGCAGGGCCTGCAGGTACAGGTTCGCCTCGACCGTGTCGAGCGCGCGCTCGCGCACCGGGTAGGCATAGCCCACGTCGATGCCCGCGGCCGGGTTGGTCGTGATCCCGAAGCCGGCGAGCGTCGGGCTCAGTTTCTTGTTGGTGCCGTCTTGCGCTTTGCGCGCGATCGTGAAGGCCGCCGACAGGTGCGTCACGATCGACTTTGCCGTGGTGACCGCCTCGGGGTAGACCTCCTGGGCCAGGCGCACCACGCGCAAGACGTCCTCACGCGTCACGTGGCTGGCCTGCAGGTCCTTGACCCACTGCGGCACGTGCACCCGGTAGCAGCTGTCCGCGTTGGGCCAGGACGGCATCCCGCGCGCGCGCATGTCGTCCACGCGCGCCTCGAGCAGCGCGCCGAGCGTTTTCTCGCGGTTGGCGACGAGGGCCTGGCGCGCGGCGCGCGCGAGGTGCTGCGGATTGCCGGCGCCGGTGGCCACGAGCTTGCGCTGGTCGTTGGCCCAGACCCGCGCCTCGGCAATGGTCATGAGCTCGTAAGCCGGGCCGTGGGCCTTGACCCGGGTCTCGCCGGTGCCGTGCAGGAACACCCACGTTTTGGAGCGCCCGCGCACGCGCAAATACAAGTTCTTGCAGCCGCCGTCCGACAGCATCAGCTCGGACTTGCCCTCGGGCACCTTGACCGCGTCGCACGCGGTCTTGGTGAGCGCGGTTCGTTTCTTGGCCATCGGGTCAGACCTTCCCGCGCTTGGCAGAGTTGGCGGCGCCGGTCACGCGCCGGCGCGCGATGTGCGCGGCGACCTCGCGCTGGAGCGACCCCGAGGCCAGCCGCGCGCGCTGATGATCCGCCCAGGCGCGGGCCTGGTTCAAGTCGAATGACCGCAAGGTGCCCAAGGGCACGCGGCGCAGGCCCACGCTTGGGTCATGGAAGAGAAAGACCCAGGTCTTGCAGCGTTCGGTGATCTCCAAGTACAGGCCGCGGCCGTCGGCCAGGATCTGGCGCACGCCATTCCAGCCGGTGCGCTCGACGAGAACGGGATTGAGTTTGCGGTCGTCCACCTGCAGCTCGAGGGCGAGCTGGTGGGGCGACACGAGGCGGGAAAGGGCCTGATCCATGCGGGCGATTCCTTCGTGGGCGAATGGTTAAAAAGCAGGGTTAAAAGGCGTGGGAACAGTGGTCAACCGTGCGCAAGTCCGACGCGGCAAGCGTGGGAACTTGGGGGTAAGGCACGCATCCGCTGCAAAGCACGTGCGAAACAGTATAACCCACGCATTTACCTATGAGACGATACGCTTAAAGTGTTCCCATGAGTGGGAACTTTGCTGAAGTTTCTATACGTGGTCACTTCGGCGACGTTACCCTGGCGGGGTCTTTTCAACCGCTGCCCAACTGCAGGAAAGCCAGTATTCATGCGGGGTCGGCGTGGGAACTTGGGGAACATCGGGACTCCGATCAAACGCGGTCGGGGAACATTCGGGGAACACCGCCAACCCCGTGACCCGAAGGGCGCAGGCCGGCCTATTGTGTCGCAGGCCCCACGGGTTCACACTGACTTCCCCCGCCGAAAAGTGGGCTCCATGCGGTCACCAGCCGAAGTGTGCCGCAGCATCATTCACCAGCAGCGCGCGAGCAGTACGAAACGTCTGACGAGGGGCAGACCGCCGACGTCCACGCCGCGAACCCCAAGCACGTCAGGGGGTGGCGCCATGCCCATCGCTCCGAACCCGAATGACCATCTGACCGCCCGGTGGAAACGAACCCTGCGGGAACTCGACAACGACCCGCGCGACTGGTTCGAGGCGCCGGGCCGCGAACCCGACCAGGTCGAGGTGCAGCTCAAGCAGCAGCCGCGACCTTTCACGCCGGTACGGCCCGCGAACGAGTTCACCACCCACGCCCCTGCCCCTGCCCCGGCCACGTCCGGGCCGCCGCGCCTGCCGCGCTGGCGCCGCACCCGCCCCTGGATCGCCGCGAGCGTGCTCGTGGCCTGGCTGGCCGTGTTCCTGGCCGTGCTGTTCCACAAGCTCTGAATCCACCCCCTGCTTTTCAGCAAAAGGAGGCCGCCCTCATGGCCCACAAGCACAACCCCGCCCAGCCCGCCGTGCTCGCCGAGATCACGCGCACGGTGATGACCACCCGCGAAGCCAGCCAGGCGCTCGGCTACGCCGAGTCGACGATGCGCCACTGGGCCTGCAACGGGGGCGGGCCGATCGAGCCGCACCGCATGGGCACGGGCACGCGCCTGCGCTGGAAGACCGACGACATTCGCCGCCTGGCCGGGCTCGAGCCGCTCGCGGCCGAGCAGACCCGCGCCCGCGCCGAGGTCGGCCGCGCGGCGCTCGAGCGCACGAGCGCGATCGAGCGCGACCTGGCCAAGGCGTCCGAGCTGCTCGCGC